TTCAAAACTTGTGAAGACTGTCCGCTTAGACACAAGGCCTTTTTGTGTGGTGTATATCTAACCAAATACATAAAAAACGAGCCTGCACTGTCTGCCAACAGTACAAGCTCGGAGGTGGTATCAAAAGATACCGATAACATACACCTTGATGATAGCACAAAAGAGCAGATTTGTCAAGCATATGATACCGCAGACAAAGCCTGTGCAGATATACTCGATATCTATGAGGGAATGTCAGAATGTGAGCATAGAGCTTTTAATATCGGAGAAGTGTACGGAAAAATATTCGACACAAGATGTAAGATTGAAGAGCTGAAAGGCGGTGACGGCAAATGAAAGGCTTGCCGACACGCTGTGTAGACCCTGTAATGAAGTGTTGTCAGGATAGCGCTTGGGGATATCGTGAATATGGCGATGACGTGGAATGCTCTGCCGACCTAGCAGGCTGTTGCTTTGAAAACGGCTGTACTGAATGTGGCAGTAACTTTTTAGGAGGTATAACACATGGTAAGATACATCGATGCAGAAAAATTAAAGTGTTCTATTGATTCGGAAACAGACAGCATATTTGATTGGGATATGACCATAGAAGAACTTTACTATAACCTGTGCAAACTGATTGATGATGAACCTACCGCAGACGTGCAGCCTGTGAAGCGTGGAACATGGGAGAATACAAACACACCTAATCAGCTTAGATGCAGTAATTGTGAAATCATTCACTTTATAGCTCAGTATCCACACGGTGAGATAAGTTACTGCCCAAACTGTGGAGCTAGAATGGACGGTGACAGCAGTATCGCTGATATAATCAACGAACAGCCTGCCGCAGACGTGCAGGAGGTCAAGCGTGGAGAATGGGAATTTCACAAAAAAACAAAACTCGTGCCAAGCAACAAGGTTGGCATAAAAGAAGAGTACACTAATGGTCATAATTGTACTATTGTAGACGATAAAAACGTTAATCAAAAAATTATGATTATGATGAAACGTATAACATTAAAAATCCCTATATGTTCGGTCTGTGGTTGGTGCGGATATGATGAATGCGATGCAACGCCATACTGCCCTAGCTGCGGTGCAAAAATGGAGGGTGACGGCAATGAACATTAACGCAAAGAAAGCTCAAGACAAGCTTTCGCAGGAGCTGTCTGCCGCTAAGCTTGGCAAGTATGCGCAGGCGGTTGCAAAGCCTACTCTTGAGGCTCTCAAAATTTTCTGTGAGCAGAACGAGGAGTTCGCTCAGGCGGTCCTGCAGACGGACAGGACTTTCGCCGAGTGTGCGGAAAACGCTGTCAAGGGTGTAGGGGGAAGTATTTCGGATATCGAGGTCTACCGCAGAGCTGTAAGCTTTTACTTCAAGGGTGCAGACGTTCATTTTAATATGACTATCGACCTGGGCGACGGCTCTGACAGCGAAGAAACAGCAAAAACGCCTGTCAGCCTATCCCTTGACGGCTTGCTTGACTTCTGAGGCAGCAGTATGAAAAAGACAAGAAAAGAGGCTCTTATCTACTGCTTTCCTGCGGTTGATAAAGAGCTTATGGATAAGATGAAAGGCAGAGGTGCTAAGAATTATGTGGTGTTCCTCACAAGGGGTGATGAGCTTTTCGCACGTTGCTTTCACCGATACTCAACGGGTGACCTTGTGGAACGTCAGCGTTATGTGTTTGCCCGTGACGGATCTGTGAGATACGGCAGTGATAACGGCATTAACTGGTCTGTGCGTAATGACTTCCGTGAGCCTGTCTTTTGCAAGTGCTGTATGGGATATAACTACGATAATTCCTATTCGGTATTGAACATCAAAGCCATAGACAAGTCGGATATGCGTTACAGTCAGTATCAGCATTATCACGGTAATATGCTGATGAGCTATCTTCACGCATATTGCAAGCACCCTAATCTTGAGTATCTTATGAAACAAGGCTATGACGTAACAAGCGTGAGATACACAGGTTGGTGGGGATATCAGGAAAAGTTCCTGATATCTCAGCGTGTGAACTGGAAAAGTAATGACCTGCTGAAAATGCTCGGACTAAACAAGACGGAGTTCAAGACACTCAAAGGCAGCGAACAGCTGTGGGAGCAGTATCTCGACTATCGTGAGGAATATCCAAAACTCAGACCGGAAGATTTACTGAGTATAGCAAAGGTCTTTAAGAACGAACACGGCACTCTTGAACGTCTTGTGAGGATAACAGGTCTTACACCGCAAAGGGTGGCACGATACATACACGAGCAGAAAATGACACCTCTCGATTACAGCGACTATCTGGAGCAGTGCGAAACGCTGGAGTATAACATTCACGATACAATGATAGCATTGCCACACAATTTCTGGACAATGCACAACAGGCTCACTCAAATCATCAACTATGAGCATGACGAGCTTGTTTTGCAGAACTTCACGAAAAGGCTTGCAGAGCGTGTCTGCCTTGAATTTTCGGCAGACGGCTTGCTTGTCAGACAGCCACACAGTTTGAAAGAGATAGAGGACGAGGGCAGGATACTTTCCCATTGTGTGGGCGGATATGCAGAACGCCATGCTATGGGGAAACTCAGCATAATGTTTCTGCGGAAAGCCTCTGAGCCTGACAAGCCTTACTATACTGTTGAGGTGAGCCAATACGGCGGTATCGTGCAGTGCAGAGGGTATAGGAACAACGTGGTACAAAACGGCGGTGAGGACAAACCGCAGGAGATAAAGGACTTTGAACAGAAGTATCAGCGGTATCTTGACAGGGTGTTCGCTGAGAAACGAAAGGAGCGTAAAACAGCATGAACGAACTATCGGCAGAATATATCAAGGCAGCTGAGCTTGACCGCAGGATAAAGACCTCAGCTCAGCTTGCACAGCAGAGCCTTTACGATATGTGTATGGGCTTTAAGGAAATGAGGGACAGCAGGCTTTACAAGGAGCTGGGGTATTCTGATTTCGGGGAGTACTGTGAAAAGGAAACAGGTTTTTCAAAGATGAATGTATACAGGTACATTTCGATCGCTGAAAATCTGCCACAGGATTTCGTAACCTCGAGGTTACAGATCGGAGTTAAAAAGCTGACACTTCTTGCTAAGCTTTCCGATGAAGAGCGAACAGAGCTTGCCGAAAATATCGACCTTGAAAGCACTACTGTCAAGGAGCTCAAAGCAAAAATAGATATTTTGCAGAATGAGCGTGACAGAGCCATGAAGTCAAATGCAGAGGCAAGCCATCAGGTCTTTATGGCGGATAAAAAGGTGCTTGAAATGAAAAATAAGGTAACACAGCTTGAAGCCGAGATAAAGGAGCTTGAGAGCCGTCCTATCGAGGTGGCTGTGGAAACGGACAGTAAAGAGGTGGCGAACCTTAAAGACGCCATGCGGCGTGTTGACCTTGACTGGTCGGAAAAATATTCAAAGCTTGAAGAAGACAGTCTGAAAGACCGCAGAGAGCTTTTGCAGAAAGCTGAGCAGGCTGAAAAGGATAAGCAGGACAAGCTTTCACAGCTTCGTGAAGAGCTTGACAGAACTAAGGCGGAGTATGAGAAAAAGCTTGCGGGGAAGGCGGATATCACGCCAACGCAGGACGATAAAGCCATATTCAAGGCTTATCTTTCCACCGCTGTTGACAGCGTAACAAGGCTCGTGGGCTTTGTGAACGAGCATAATGACAGCGACAATTACGGACTTTTCACACAGAAAGCAAGACAGCTTGCGGATATAATCAATTCAAAACTGGAGGTATAAAAATGAAACTTTATGAGCTTACAAACGATTTTCAGAGGCTTTTTGACAGCCTTGAGGATATGACGGAAAATGCCGAGCTTACGGCAGAGGAAAAGGCTGAGGCTGAAAAGGTGTGGTTTGATACCCTTGAATGCGTTGAGGCTGAGTTTACGGACAAGGCGGAGAACGTTGCGGCTTATGTTAAGGTGCTGAACAGCGAGGCGAAAATGCTTGAAGCAGAGGAGAAAGCCCTCAAAGCAAGACGTGAGCAGAAGGTCAAGCAGGCAGAGAGCCTTAAAGCGTATCTTATGAACAGTATGCAGAGGGTCAACCTTAACAAAATAGAGGGCGTTATGGCTAAGATAAGCATTACAAAGGGCAGGGAAAGCACCGAGATAACAGACCCGAAAGCCTTTGTGGAGTGGGCAAAGGTCAATGATGACAGCCTGCTGAAATACAAAGATCCTGACATAAGCAAGACAGCTGTCAAGGCGGCTATCGAGGCAGGCAGGAAGATACCATATGCGGCAGTTGTCCGCAGACCGGGACTGACCATAAGATAAGGAGGGAAAGAGAATGGGACTTGCAATACTTGTATTAGGCTTTTCGGGAAGCGGCAAATCTGCTTCCCTGAGAAATTTCAAAGAGGACGAGCTTGCTCTTGTGAACGTGAACGGAAAACAGCTTCCGTTCCGCACGCAGTTTAAGTCAACGATACATACTGACAATTACGGTGAGATAGAACGCTTTATGAAAGCTCAGACGGCAAAGTCCATAGCCGTTGACGATAGTCAGTATCTTATGGTGAACGAGTTTATGCGCCGTGCAAAGGAAACGGGCTATCAGAAGTTCACCGACATTGCAAAGAATTTCTGGGAGCTTGTGAGAAGCGTTGAAATGCTTCCCGAAGATGTTATCGTGTATTTTCTCAATCACCTTGATACAGGCGAGGACGGTAGGCAGAAAGCTAAAACTATCGGCAAGCTGCTTGATGAGAAGATAACTGTCGAGGGTATGTTCACAACTGTGCTTAAAACTGTTGTGGTTGACGGCAAGTATCTTTTTGCCACTCAGACGGACGGCACTGACACCTGCAAAAGTCCTATCGGGCTGTTTGACAGTATGTACATAAGCAACGATCTGAAACTTGTTGATGAAGCGCTGAGGACATACTATCACCTTGCAGACGAGCATATCTGCTCAGAGTGCGGAAAGACGATAATGTCAGACGGCAAGCGCACAGTTCAGCAGATAATAGACGGTTCGATGAAGAATTACGGCAAACAGCTTTGTATGAAATGCGTTCTGAAAAGGGTAAAGGCGGCGAAGTCCAATGAAGCTGAGAGCGTATCAGAATGAGCTGGTGGAGCAGGTAAGGCAGGCGTGGCGTGCAGGGTATAAAGCACCCTGCATAGTCCTGCCCTGCGGCGGAGGAAAGTCCTGCATTGTGGCTGAAATGGCTAGGCGGACGACCTTTAACGGCAAGAGAGTGCTTTTTCTCGTCCACAGACGTGAGCTTGTGGAGCAGATAAAAAAGACTTTTATTCGCTGGGGCGTTGATATGAAACTCTGCGAGGTGGGTATGGTGCAGACTATTACAAGACGGCTTAAAAAGCTTGCCAGACCTGCACTTATCATAACTGACGAAAATCATCACAGCCTTGCTCAGTCCTACAAACGCATATACGAATACTTTTCGGACGTGCCGAGAGTGGGTGTTACAGCGACCCCTGTTCGCCTTAATGGTGACGGGCTTGGTGACGTGAACGACAAGCTTATCATCGGCGTATCTGCAAAATGGCTTATTGACAACAACTGTCTTGCACCTTATGACTACTATGCCCCTGACGTTGCCGACCTTACAGGACTTCACGTTTCTCACGGAGAATATATGGCGGCGGAGATAGAGAAAGCTATGGTGAAAAACACTGTTTTCGGCGACGTCATAAAGTATTACAAACAGTTAGCAAATGGCAAAAAAGCGGTATGCTACTGTGCTTCCGTCAGACATTCTCAGCGAACGGCAGATGTGTTTAATGAAAACGGCATAAAGGCGGCACACATTGACGGCTCGACCCCAAAGGCAGAGCGTGACAGCATTATCTCAGCTTTCCGCAGGGGAGATATAACTGTGCTGTGCAACGTCGACCTTATCTCGGAGGGCTTTGACGTTCCTGACTGCGAGTGTGCCATACTCCTGCGACCCACCAAGAGCCTTACTCTTTACATTCAGCAGGCTATGAGATGTATGCGTTATCGTCCCGATAAAAGAGCCGTCATAATCGACCACGTTGGCAACTATGCAAGGTTTGGTATGCCTGACGATGACAGGGAGTGGAGCTTGGAGAAAAAGCCAAAAGCTCAGCATAAAAAGCAGGAGCAGAGCGACAAGGTGAAACAATGCCCCGAATGTTTCTATACTTTCTCTGCTCCTCCTGCGGGGGTGAAAGTATGCTGTCCTCACTGCGGATATGAGTTCCCTTCAGCCGAGAGAAAGCTTGAAACAGACAGCAGCGTGGTTCTTGTAAAGGTGGAGGGATTTAAGCTTGACTTTTCAAGTCCTGCCGATTGTCATACCTATCCCGAACTTTTGCAGTATGCGAAAAATCACGGTTACAAATCAGGCTGGGCGTATTATCAGGCAAGACAAAGGGGGCTTATAGGTTGACGGAAGAACACAGGATACAAAACGAGATAAGGGCGGCAGTATCGCCCTACTGCACTGTCTTTCGTGTGAACGTGGGCGAGGGGAAAACAGTTGACGGCAGATATTTCACCACAGGTGTGCCGAAAGGTTTTTCAGACCTGTTCGGTGTAAGACATAAGGACGGCAGAGCTGTCTTTATCGAAGTCAAAACAAAGTCGGGGCGAGTTCGTCCTGAGCAGAAGAATTTCATAACAAAAATGCGTGAGTGCGGAGCATTGGCAGGCATATGCCGCTCAGCAGAGGACGCAGTAAATTTACTAACGGAGGAATAAAAAATGGGATTTAAGTCAAATCAATCAGAGGCATTTCAGAACGGATTAAAGCCTGAGGGCGTTTACGAGTGCATCATAACCGCTATCGAGGAACGCACAACAAAGAAAGGCTCGGTGGGTCTTAACTTCACTCTCGTCATCAGAAATGACGTGCAGGGACAGAAATACGGCAACTCCTGCCTGTTTCACACCATATGGAAAAAACACGAGCCGAACGAGAACGATATGCAGGTGGAGGGCTACAATTTCGCTCAGCTCATGGCAATGGGCAAGGCGGCTAAGCTTCCTGACGGCAAGGAGTATGAGAGCCTTAAAGCATACTGCACCGACCTGCTGAACAAGTGCATAAGGGTAGATCTCACGCACGAGGAATGGAACGGCAAGGAGCAGGAACGCATTAATTTTGTCAACCCTACAAAGTATCCTGAGTGCAAGCATAAGTTCAAATCCTCTGCACCGAAGGCGGACAGCTTTGCGACTAAGCAGACGGGCTTTGCAACGCCTAAGACAAATACGCAGGCTGACAGCGCCATAGGCTCCCTTGAAGATTTTGAGGACGTGCTTACAGATGACGGCGTGCCGTTCTGATTTCTGAGAAAAGCGAAAAGTCATAGTGCTTTTGCATAAAAACGCAGATGATATTTTGTGCAAACAAATGATTTATATTTTAATTTGGCAACATTTCTGCAATTGTTGCATTTTTGATGCAACTTTTTGGGTGTTTTTCGGGGATAAGTGAAAGGCTTTGACTTTTCAAAATTTATGTTAGGAGTTGGATATATGTACGAACAAATACCGCAGGAGCTTAAAGCCCTGCCAAACTGGATATGCTGGGACGCTGTGCCTGATGAAAAGAGAGGGAAGATAAAGAAAGTGCCGATAAACGCACTTACAGGCGGAGGGGCTATGTCAAATAACCCCTCTACTTGGTGCAATTTCGATACGGCTGTGAGAGCCTCAGAAAAACATTCGGGCATAGGATTTATGTTCGGTGGCTGTCCATATTTCGGTGTTGACATTGACGGCAAAGAGGAGGAGCTTGAGGCATACCAAAGGGGAGAGAACGGCAACATCATATCTGAATTTATCTCCACCCTGCAAAGCTATACTGAGATATCTCAATCGGGCAAGGGCATACATATCATATGCAGAGGAACACTCCCGAAGCGTGGCAGACGTAAAGGCTCAGTTGAGATGTATGAGAACGGCAGATTTTTCGTTATGACAGGCAACTCCTGCTCAGAATATGATGGCATCGCAGAGTGTTCCGACAGCATAAAGCCATTGCACGAAAAGTATATAGGCGGCGGTCACGAGCCTGTGGCAAAGGCTGTTCCTGCTGTCAGACTTGACACTGCAGACCAGATAATCAAAGCGGCGGCAGGAGCAAAGAACGGAGGAAAATTTGTTTCCCTCTACAGTGGAAGAACCGCAGGATATGCTTCGCAGAGTGAAGCTGATATGGCGTTTTGCTCAATGCTTGCTTTCTGGACAGGCTGTGACGCAGAGAAGATGGATATGATATTCCGCTCCTCAGGCCTTATGAGGGAAAAGTGGGACAGGGCGCAAAGCGGTTCGACCTATGGCGCACTCACCATACAGAAAGCCATTGCAGATTGCGACAAGACCTATTCGCCAAAGTTCGCAGGGGGATTTTCTCTTAACTTCAAGTCACCCTCTGAGCCTGTTTCTGTGGGCACTGTGGAGCAGGAAGAAGCCAAGCCAAGACTTTATTCATTTGACGATACGGGCAACGCTCTGCGTTTTGTTGACCTTTTCGGCGAGCAGGTGAGATACTGTTATACAGACAAACGCTGGCTTTGGTATGACGGCAGAAAGTGGTGTACCGATATGACAGGCACAGTTAAACGTCTTGCTGACAAGGCTGTGGCTTGTATGGCGGCAGAGGCAAAGGTGTACGCTCAGCTTGACGCAGACGAGGGAACGGATATGGCAAAGGCTTTTGAAAAGCATATGAAGTCCTGCCGTTCTAACAAATCAAAGAACGCAATGCTAAGCGAGGTCATGCACCATGTTCCTGTTCTGCCTGCTCAGATGGACAGATTTAAAACTGTTCTCAATACCCCGGGTGGAGTTATCGACCTGCGAAGCGGCGGCATATCTCCTCACGACCCTATGACATATCTGACGAAAATGACAGCCGTTGAGTATTCAGAGAATGCCGATTGCCCTCGCTGGCTTGCCTTTCTTGATGACATTTTCAGAGGGGATAAAGACCTTATCAGATACGTTCAGAAAGCTGTGGGATATTCCCTGACAGGCTCGACCACCGAGCAATGTGCGTTCTTTCTTTACGGAACAGGACGAAACGGCAAGTCAACTTTCATTGATATCATAAGGGATATTTTCGGGGACTATGCGGCAAATATCCAGCCTGAAACTATTATGGTACGCAGTAATCAGAGCACCGCCATAAACAGCGATATTGCAAGGCTCAAAGGAGCAAGGCTCGTGACAAGCGTTGAGCCTAACGAGGGCGTGCGTATCAACGAGGGTCTGCTCAAACAGCTTACAGGCGACGATACTGTTACGGCAAGAAAGCTTTACGGCGACGAGTTCGAGTTCAAGCCTGAGTTCAAGCTTTGGATGGCGACAAATCATAAACCCGTTATCAGAGGAACGGATACGGGCATATGGCGCAGGATACATATGATACCATTCACTGTGCAGATACCCGAAGAAAAGATAGACCGCAGGCTGAAATACAAGCTGTCGGCGGAGCTTACGGGCATATTCCGCTGGGCAGTTGAGGGCTGTCTGCTGTGGCAGAAAGAGGGGCTTAAAATGCCTCGTGCCGTCCTTGAAGAAGTGAGGGAGTACCGCCGTGAAATGGACGTTATCTCTGCATTTGTTGAGGATAAGTGTACTGTGGGAAAGGGTCTGAGCGTTAAGTCAAGTCAGCTTTTTGCGGCATATCTTAACTGGGCTGAGCAGAACAACGAATATCGTATGAGTTCAACAAAGTTCGGTATGGAGCTTGCAAAACGCTTTGAGAAAGTAAGAACAAGGGGCGGTATATACTTCAATGGACTGTCACTTGATAATGTGTAAGTAATTGTAAGCGTGTAGGGTTGTGTAGGGTTGAAGGGTTTTTCTAACCTTTCGTATTAGAAAATAAAAAGAATATATATAAAGAAAGAGTTCTTAAAAAAGGGTGCAAACCCTTCACAACCCTTCACAGAGGGGGGATAATCATTAAAATAGATTTCAAAAGAATGTCACAAGAAGAGTTCGCAAGATATGAAGACATGGCGATAGACGGCAGGCTCATCTATGACGAGTATCCTGCTGAGGAATATAAGTATTTCTCGCAGTTATCAAGACTTGGCTACAAGAACAGGCACGATGGGTGGTCGAAGGAGATATGCGAGGACAAGCAGGCAGAATACAAGCGGGAATATCTTCACAGTAAAGAGCGAAACGGCAGGTTTTTCAGACAAGCCTGCATAATGCAGGAGAATATCCGCAGAGGGCAGACAACGGTCTGGAAGATAAACAAAACGCAGGACAGGGAAGAAAAGCTCACATATGCATTGCAGGCACTTGAACTGATACTCTGCGACGAGGGGCTTGCGAAACATAACGGAGTAAACTTACCTGAATATGCAGGCTGCGAATACTGCAATGGAGTGACAGAGTGGAGTGAAAAGCTTGGTGCAGACGGCAAGGAAGTCCGCTTTGAGTTCTGTCCTGTTTGCGGAAGAATGATCGAGGAGGGATAAAGGTTGACAGCAGAAGAATATTTGAACAAGCTGGTGGATATAGACAAGCGTATATCGGCGATAAGGCGTGCCATAGAAAAATGCTATGCAAGGGCTGAGAGTACATCGCCGCAAAGCTCCGATATACCGCCCAGCTTTACAGGCGGCACGTCAAGAAAGATTGAAGACAGCGTTGTGATGATAGCGGACTATAAGACGGAGCTTGAAAAGCTTTGCAAAAGTTACGAACAGATGTCATACAATGTATTGTGTATCACGGACAGTATGCCTGACAGCAGACTTGCGGCGTTGATAATCAACAAATACATAAACGGAATGTCATGGGAACGAACAGCTGAGGCTCTTGACCGTGAGGCAAATTATACTCGCAAGGTGCTTGGTCCAAATGCAATAAAAATGTTCAAGAAATTTTATCAGACACCCGAAAAAGCCCTTGTATCACCCCTGTCAAGAGAGTATAATGATAATATGCCATAACGGCAAAAGTTTCTTTGCGGACCTCCATAAAAAAGTCCGACGGGGCGAAAGCTCCGTATGCAGGTTGAGAGCGTGCCAGCTTGATATCTGCTCCAACATTTACTTAACTCCTTATAATATATTTGCGAGAGGCACTCCTATGGGGTGCCTTTTGCGTAGTGGGAGATAAAGCGTGCTATTATAAGTATGTGTATTGAATTCGTTAGTAGATCAATTTTCCTTATTAAATTTACAAATATTATTTTTTCTAAATAACCTATAAAATCGGCTAAGTTTATTATAATATATTTAGTTAATTTTTTTATAAAAAAGCATTGACATTTTCAAAATATATATTATAATAAGATCAAAGCAAATTGAATACTATATTAATTTGTTAAATTTAAAACAAGGAGTTGTTTGTATGACAAATGTAAATAATGAAAACGTAAATGAATTATATTGTGAAGTGCTTGAATTAATTGCAAGACATGGGGAATATAAGGATAAAAGTGACGAGTTTTTGCTTGAGTCATTCAAAGGCATAGTACAGAGAACCTTAGAACTTGGGTATAATTTTAAACTTAATGATCCTGTTATAAGTCAAAATCTCCAATTTATGCGTTTGGGTGATTTTACGTATGATGATAAGTATCGTAAGACAATGCTCGATATTAAATCGAGCAAGGATATTAATGATATTAATAAAAATATGGCTATCTATTTTACATACTTACAAAGAATCAAAGAGTATCATCATGAATTAGCATATATTATCAGAGATATGTTGTACACAATGAGCTAATGTAAAAACCGAGGTGAGGTGAATGCCGAATGAACAGAATTTAATAGTTCCAAGCTCGAGTGAAGCTCGAAAAAATGGTGCAAAAGGCGGTAAAAAATCAGGCGAAGTCCGCAGACGTAAAAAGACTATGAAACAGGTGATGGACTTCCTGCTTGAACAGCCTGCCAATACCAGAGCGGACTATGAGTTCCTAGTGGAGCAGGGCATTGACCTTAACAGCCTTGACCCCGACTTCATAAATAATATGCTTCTTGTGAATGCGGCTCTTATGGCAAGGGCTAAACAAGGGGACGTTGCGGCGGTGAAAGAGCTGCGTGACATTATCCGTGACGACGATATGCTAAAGCATAAGATAAAATACGATAACGCAAGGCTCAGGCTTGAAAAACAAAAGCTTGAGCCTGTTTCTATGCCTGATAAGGTGTACAGCGGTATCCCTGCGAGCCTTGTCTCTCCTACGTTCTCGCCTGTCCTGTTCGATATTGCAGAGCAGGAACATTCCGAGTATGTTTTCCCCGGCGGACGTGGCTCGACTAAATCTTCATTCTGCGGTCTGAACGTTATCGACCTGCTGATGAAGAACGAGAATATGCACGTCTGCGTCCTGCGTGCTGTGGCGAATACTCTTAAAGACAGCGTTTATTCTCAGATACTCTGGGCAATATCTGCACTTGGTCTTGATGATGAGTTTGCCTGCACAAAGTCGCCCCTTGAGATCACACGCATTTCAACAGGGCAGAAAATATACTTTCGTGGTGCTGATGACCCGCACAAGATAAAGTCTATCAAGCCGCCTTTTGGCTATATCGGCATCGTGTGGTTTGAGGAGCTTGACCAGTTCGGCGGTGAAGAAGCTGTGCGAACGATAGAGCAGTCTGTTATAAGAGGCGGCGAGAGAGCATATAAGTTCAAGTCTTTCAACCCTCCGAAGTCGGCTCAGAACTGGGCGAATAAGTACATCAAAGTGCCGAGAACGGACAGACTCGTTACCGAAAGCACTTATCTTACTGTGCCGAAAAAGTGGCTTGGCAAGCCTTTTCTTGATGACGCCGAATTTCTCAAAGAAACCAATCCCGTTGCCTATGAGAACGAGTATATGGGCGTTGCAAACGGCACAGGCGGCAATGTTTTTGATAACGTCCTCATAAGAGAGATAACCGACGACGAGATAGCACAGTTTGATAACATCTATAACGGCGTTGACTGGGGCTGGTATCCCGACCTTTACGCTTTTGTCAGAGTACATTATGCCCCTGCTCAGCACACGCTGTTCATATGGCAGGAGTACACCTGCAACAAAACAAAGAATGTTGATACCGCAAAGCATTTGCTGGAGCTTGGTATCACAGCAAATGACCTTATCACCTGCGACAGTGCAGAAAATAAGTCCGTTGAAGATTACAGAGCATACGGCTTGCTTGCGAGAGGCGCAGAGAAAGGTCCTAACAGCAGGGAGTATTCATATAAGTGGCTGCAATCTCTGCGAAGTATCGTTATAGATAACAAGCGTTGTCCTGTGGCTTGCGAGGAGTTCATCAACTGTGAGTATGACAGGGATAAAGAGGGCAACGTTATAAGCGGCTATCCCGACGGCAATGACCACGTTATCGACGCCGTTAGGTATGCAATGGAAAGAGTATGGAAAAGGCGGGGTCAGTAAGCTATGGGCATTATTTCAAAAATAAGGGAGTGGATAAGCAGAATGCTTTCAAAGTCAGATATAAAGGGCGTTTACGGTATTGATATCGCCGTGACGGACAGTATGATAAGATCTATCGACAAGTGGGACAGAATGTATGCAGGTAATGCAGCACCCAAGGGAGTTCACTCTCTGCGGCTTGAACACGCTGTTGTGAGGGAGTTTGCAAACACGGCTATCAATGAAATGACCCTGAAAGTTTCCAACGATAAGCTTGATGCCATAATGAAAAACGCCCTTGAAAACCTCAACAAAAATCTGCAAAGAGGTCTTGCAACAGGAGCAATGATAATAAAGCCGCTGGGTGCTGATAAGGTGCAGTATGTTCCGCAGTCGCAGTTCATTCCTGTGGAGTATGACGTGAACGGCAGGCTTATAAAGGTCATTTTCCCTGAGATAAAACGCATGGGCGATAATGATTACCGCATAAGGCTTGAATATCACGCTCTGGACTATGAAAAAGGGCTGACTATCACAAACAGGGCTTTTCGCTCCAATGACGGCGTGTCTCTTGGTGCTGAGATACCTCTCACGGCTGTTGCAGAGTGGGCGGAGCTTATCCCTAAGATAGCCTATCCCCTTATGCTGCGACCCTCTTTCGGCTATTATGTCAACCCTATCGACAATACAGTTGACGGTTCACATTCAGGCGTATCAGTGTTCGCAGGGGCGGAAGAAGTCATAAGAAAAGCTGATATCCAATTCGGCAGGCTCGATTGGGAGTTTGAATCAGGGGAGCGTGCAATAGACGTTGATGAGGCTGTGTTAAGACCTGTTACAGATCCGTTCACAGGTAAGAAGCGTGCAGAAATGCCTAAGCTCAATGAACGGCTTTTCAGAGGGGTAAACGTGTCAGCTGGCACGAGCGGTGACTTTTATCACGAGTTCTCACCGCAGTTAAGACAGGCTGATTTTATCGCAGGACTTGAAGAATACAAGCGTGAAATAGAGTTTGCTGTGGGGCTGTCCTATGGGGATATCTCAAACCCACAGACAGTTGATAAGACGGCAACGGAGATAAAGTCCTCAAAGCAGAGAAAGTTTGATACTGTCACGGCGATACAGAATAATCTCCGTGTCTGCCTTGAAGACCTCTGCTATTCGCTGGCGTTCTATAATGGGCTTACTCAAAGCGGTTATGAGCTGTCTGTGAATTTCGAGGACAGTATCCTTGCTGATGATGAAACAAAGCGTGCAAGCGATCGTCAGGACGTTTCTATGGGCATTATGCCACTGTGGGAATACCGAATGAAATGGTATGGTGAGGACGAGGAAACGGCTAAGAAAATGACCTCCGACAGCACCGCAGAGGTTATAGAATAATGCTCAAAGCAAGCGAGATAGAGCGAGTTTCAATGGTGCTTGACAAGCCACTGCGTGACCTTGAAATGCAGATAATGGAGGATGTCGTCCGCAGGATAAAGATAAACGGCGAGATAACACGTTCGGCCGATTGGCAGATATACAGGCTTCACGAGCTTGGAATGAGCAAGCGTGAGATAAAGAAAGCCATTGCCGATAACCTTGACCTCTCCAAAGCTGAGATAAAAGAGCTGTACAATGATATCCTGCAAAAAGGCTATGAATGGGACGATAGTATATACAAGACAAAAGGCAAAGCACGGATACCCCTTGAAGAAAATGAGGGTCTGCAAAGGTTGCTGTCGGCTGTATCGGAGCAGACTTCGGGGGAGCTTAAAAACATATCTCAGTCACTTGGATTTGCAGTAAAACA